CTAGCACCTCAAGATTACATTGATAAGTCCCACGTACAAGCATTCGTTGATGATGTACAGGTTACTCAATCAGAATCATTAACACCTACTACCTTCATCCTTGAGGATATAAGTGGTAGCATCTACGCAACCTTTGGTAGTTCCATTACGTTGCAGGGATTGACTATTGATTTGAAGAGGGTGACACCAGAGACAAGCATCATTAACTTTGTCAATGGTACTACCAACCAAGCATCTGATTTCAACACAAGCTTCCAGCAAGCTAGTTACATTGCAGTTGAGGTACGTGAGCAAGCACCAGTCTTTGGTGGTTCGGCAGTGTACTACAGTAAGACTGAATCAGATGGTAGGTTTGCTAATCGTCAGACAACTGAGGATAGATTCACTGCTACCGATGCAGACATAGCACTGAAAGCAGATCAGTCTAGTGTGAGCAACGTGGATAACACAAGCGATGTAGACAAGCCAGTATCCACTGCACAGCAAGCAGCCTTAGATCTTAAAGCAGATCAAGCTGATGTTGATCTAATTATCCCTGCACCTACTGGTTCTATCCTACACTTTGCAGCAGCCACAGCTCCTTCTGGTTGGCTTAAAGCTGATGGTGCAGAGGTGAGCCGTACAACCTACGCTGATCTCTACGCTGTGATTGGTGATACCTTTGGTGCTGGTGATGGGTCTACAACATTCCTGCTACCAGACTTGCGAGGCGAGTTCGTCCGTGGTTTTGATGATGGTCGTGGTGTGGATGCTGGTCGTGTGTTTGGTTCAACACAAAGTGATGACCTTGAATCGCATGACCACTATATCAGTGTCGATCAAATAAATGGCGACAACCCGACAGCTACTAACTCTATGGTAACAAGACGCACAGGTAGTGGAGATGTTGATTACTCACTTCGATTTTCTAATTCTACGCCAAGTGAAGGTAAAACCTCAAGCGCAGGTGGGTCAGAAACCAGACCACGCAACGTAGCATTGCTCGCAATCATTAAGACTTAACACCATGAACAATAAAGAACGACTAGAGAAGTTACTTGAGCTAACCATTGATGATCTGATTGCTAAGATTGAGACAGGTGAAGCTACCAGTGCTGATCTTTCAGTAGCTACTAAGATCCTCAAAGACAATGCTATTGATGTGCATGTCGAGAGTGATGATCCTAAAGTTGTGAAGCTGAATGGAATGGCTAACCATGAGTACAGGTTTAAGCCTAAAGTAAAAGAGGGATAATACATTTGCCATTACCTTCGATGTATATACATTAAGGCTATGGTAACTAAATCAGTGCAAGGATATGAAGGATACCTCATCAATAATAAGGGTGAGGTGTTCTCTAGTAAGCGTGAAAACAGGGTTAAGAAATTAAAGGAGGACATCTCTCCTTTAGGTTATAGGAGGGTGACTCTCTCCAAGGATGGTAATACTAAGAGATTCTTAGTTCACCGCTTAGTATTAACTCACTTCGATAGACTTCCTAAGGAGGGTGAGGTTTGTCGCCATCTAAATGGAGACCCCAATGATAACCGCATAGAGAATTTAACTTGGGGTAGTAACCATGAAAACTGTGAAGACGCTAGGGATCATGGTACAGGAGCAATGAAGATAACTTGGGAGGATGTTGACCATGTTAGGTATTGGTATTCAAAGGGTTTGTGCAATACTGACATCTCTAATAAAACTGGAGTGTCTTCTGGAGCTATATGTCACATAGTGTCTGGTTCATCATGGCAAGAGAAGCATAGACGTAAACCGTTCACTAGAGCTTATGAATACGATATGCGTCCAGAGTGGGTTGATGGTGAGAAGGTTAGTCTTAGCCGCCATAGAAATAGAAACTTTAAAGCCAACTTTGAGATCGCTGAAGAGATTCGAGAGATGAAAAGAAATGGAGTTAGATCTGTAGAAATTAGCGAGAAGACAGGTTTAAGTTTAGCCATAGTCAATAACATCGTAGCCAATAGAACATGGAAGAAGTAAATAACGCACTGCCGTCAGATCATCCGTTGCAAGATTTTAGAAACTTCTTGGATCTTGTCTGGGAGTTCTTGGCTCTACCCGAACCTACACCCATTCAGCTAGATATTGCACATAACATGCAGGAACTGTGTGAGCGTGACCTGCATCACCGTAAAGGCATAGTGCAAGCTGGGCGTGGTACAGGTAAGAGCTTCATCTGTTCTAGCTTTGCTGTATGGAAGCTACTCTTAGACCCTACTGAGAAGATCCTAGTTGTCTCTGGTAATGAGGAACGTGCTAAACAGTTCACCCTCTTCACTAAGAAGCTGATTGATAACATGGATATACTGGCTCATCTACGTGGTGGTGAGCGTAACAGTACGTTGTCCTTTGACGTTGCTGGTAGTGGTACTTCTCACTCACCCAGTGTGAAGGCTGCTGGTATCATGGGTGCTATCACTGGTTCACGTGCTACCTTGATCATTGGTGATGACGTAGAGACACCATCTAACTCAGAGACTATCGGCTCACAAGAGAAGCTTGATGAGCGAGTGAAAGAATTTGGTGATATTATTGTGCCAGAGTCACAGCGTATCATCTTCCTAGGTACACCACAAACTGAAGCATCTGTTTACAACAAACTCAATGATCGTGGCTATGATCTAAGAGTATGGACTGCTGAGTATGTAAGCCAGAAGGAGAATCTCGACAAGTGGAATGGTAATGTGATGCCATTCTGTGTTGATGATGACAAGGCTGCTAAGAACTCTAGGGATATGGGTGAGCCAACTGAGCCTACCCGATTCTCTAAATCTATCCTAGAGGTGAAGAGGTTAGAGCATGGCATGACTCGATACATGCAGCAGTACCAGCTATGTCCTGCATTGCTTGACCAAGATAAGTACCCACTCAAGCTGAATGATCTCATCGTTATGGATGTGGATAGGGAGAAGGCACACCAGTACCACATCTACGCTTCCAGATTGGACTGTGCTATTAAGGATCTACCGATGGTAGGCTTTAATGGTGATCGTTACTTCCAGCCCTTAGAGAGTGGTGGTGGCCTTGTAGAGTTCACTGGTAGTGTGATGACCATTGACCCCTCTGGACGTGGTGGTGATGAAACTGGTTACGCTGTGACTAAGATGCTCAATGGCTACATCTATGTGATGGAAGCTGGTGGTATTAAAGGTGGCTTTGAAGAGCAAACCTTAGAGAAGCTTGCCTATATTGCACAGTCTAATGGTGTTAATGAGATCATAGTTGAGAGTAACTTTGGTGATGGTATGTTCTGCGAGCTACTTAAACCAATAACCCAGCGCATCTACCCAGTAGCTATCTCTGAGGTCAGAAGTAATACCAACAAAGAGAATCGTATTGCTGATGTTCTGGAGCCAGTGATGAACTCACATAAGCTGGTGATCAATAAGTCTGTGATCGAATCAGATCATGAGCAGATACAAAAGTACCCTGCTGAGAGTGCTGTGAACTACTCATTGTTCTACCAGATGAGCCGACTTACTAGGGTGAAAGGTTGCCTACGCAATGATGATAGACTCGATGCCTTAGCTATGAGTGTTGCCTATTGGATCGAAGCTGTAGCTCAAGATGCTAAAGTGCAGATGGATCTACGCAACCAGAAGGCAATGGAGGATGAGATGCGTGACTTTATGAGCAACGTAGTAGGTGCTAGACCTAAATCTATGACCTTCTTCTAGTCCTCTTTAATAGATACATCCAGAATAGCTTCATCCATGTTGAGGACTTGAGCGCAGTAAATTAGAGCGTCTTTAAAGTCCTCTGCTTCTCCCCTTGTCTCGAAAGTTTCACGCTTTTTAACTAGGATGTCATCTCTTGATGAAAAAGTCTCTTCAGCCATAACTGTAACATTCCAAGTCACGGTGAATCTAACCATCACTTGCACTTCTTTGGCTTGGCCACCTTTAATAGTCTTAATTGTTTTGAACTTCATGGTGTTGAATTATTACCAATAGACAATCACCTTGTATATAAAAAAGCTGCGACTCGCAGGAGAAACTATACTAAAAAACCTACGAGCCGCAGCTTGCGACATGAATAAACAAATATGAAATACACTAAACCACTTAGTGC